ATACATCGATCGTATCCAGATATGCAGGATCAGGCATGGGCAGATCGCTATCAGCGCATTCTTCATCCTGCGCATCCATGAACTGACCGGCGTTCCAGTTGCCGAGATCAAGCAGAAATACAGGGCATGAACCAAATTAGCATGGATGGCCGCCGCCACGGGTGACAGCATCCGTAAGGAGGCATATATGCCAGCACCTAAGGGCAAGAAAAGCGCAGAAAAGAAGAACGAGCGGGGAAGACCGACAAAGTACAAGAAAGAATACAGCGTACAGGTAGAGAAACTGTGCAAACTAGGCGCAACAGACAAGGAGATCGCTGATTTCTTCGAGGTTACTGAGCAAACAATTAACAATTGGAAAACAGATCATTCCGATTTTTTTGAGTCCATAAAAAAGGGCAAGTTGCTCGCTGATGCCGAGGTTGCAGAAAAGTTATTTCAAAGGGCGACTGGCTACAGCCATCCTGACGTGCATATCAGTTCCTACGAGGGCAGCATTACCGTCACTGACATCACGAAGCATTACCCACCAGATCCGACATCCGGCATCTTTTGGCTCAAGAACAGACAACCTGCTAAATGGCGCGACAAACCAGACGTAGCAGATGATGAGTCGCAGGCAATTCCAGTCAATGTAACCGTCAACGTTGTGGACGCAAGCAAGCGGAATGAACCCGACTCTTAACATTCCGCAGGCGCGTTTCATCGCAATGCCGCAGAAGTTCAAGGCATTCGTGGCCGGTTTCGGGAGCGGGAAAACTTGGGTAGGTGGCGCAGGGCTATGCAAACACGCTTGGGAGTGGCCGAAGGTAAATTCAGGTTACTTTGCTCCGACTTATCCGCAGATACGGGACATCTTCTATCCGACTATCGATGAGGTGGCGTTCGATTGGGGATTGTCCACCAAGATTCACGAGACGAACAAGGAAATACACCTGTTCGCCGGCAGGCAGTACAGAAGCACGATTCTCTGCCGGTCGATGGACAAACCTGGCGAAATCGTCGGTTTCAAGATCGGCAAGGCGCTGATCGACGAGTTGGACGTGATGAAGCTGGAAAAAGCTGCGACTGCATGGCGCAAGATCATCGCCCGTATGCGGGTGAAGATGGATGGCCTGCCGAACGGCATCGATGTCACGACGACACCGGAGGGCTTCAAGTTCGTTTATCAGCAGTTCGTCAAGCAGTTACGTGATCATCCAGAACTGCGCAACATGTATGGCCTGATTCATGCCAGCACGTATGACAATGAAATCAACCTGCCGGATGACTATATCGACTCGTTAAGGGCGAGTTACCCGCCGCAACTGATCGAGGCATATCTGCGCGGAATGTTCGTCAACTTGGCGAGCGGAAGCGTATATCCGAACTTTGACCGCAGGCTGAACCATACGAACGAGCGTATCAAGGAAGGCGAAGCGCTGCACGTTGGACTCGATTTCAATGTCTTAAACATGACAGCCTGCGTCAATGTGGTACGGGATGGGTTGCCTCTGACATTGGCGGAACTGACTGGAGTCAGGGACACGCCTGACATGGCTCGGCTGTTGAAAGAACGCTTCAAGGACAAGGGGCATGCGGTGAAGATATATCCCGATGCTTCAGGGCAGAACACAAGCAGCAAGAATGCCAGCGAATCGGATCTGACGATTCTGCGGCAGGCCGGTTTCCAGATTGAGGTCGATCATTCGAACCCTGCGGTCAAGGATCGGGTAAATGCCTATAACGCCATGATCCTGAACGACAAGGGCGAGCGCCGGTTCAAGATCAATACGGATGCGTGCCCTGTGACGACTGAGGCGCTGGAACAGCAGGTATGGGACAAGAACGGCGAACCGGACAAGACATCTGGCTTTGACCATCCTAACGACGCGAATGGATATTTCATCGTGAAACGCTGGCCGATCGTCAAGAGAACTGCTTCCGTAACACCGCTGCGCGCATAACCATCAAAAATCAATACGAAACCCGGCCAAGTGCCGGGTTTTTGCATTTCAGGGGAAAACATCAATGGCCGATAGCGTAAGAAAGGAATCAAGTGCGGTATCGGCCATGAGCCAACATTGGCAGATCATCACCGATCTGCTCGGTGGCACTCCTGCGATGCGCAAGGCAGGCAAGCGGCATCTGCATCAATGGGCGAACGAGGACAATGAGAGTTATGCTGATCGCTTGAAGGTTGCCACACTGTTCCCCGCATTCGGACGCACGATTGAGGTGTTGGCCGGAAAGCCATTCTCGAAGCCGCTGACACTTGGCGATGATGTGCCGGCGAGGCTCAAGCCATGGACAGACGACATTGATCTGCAGGGGCGCAATCTGCACTCATTCGCCGCCAGTGTGCTCGGGCAGGCATTGGCTTACGGGCTATCCGGCATCCTCGTAGATTATCCGCCAGTATCTGGAATCAGGACTGCAGCGGATGAACAGAAAGCAGGCGTGCGTCCGTATTTCGTGCAGATCCATCCGCAGAATCTGCTTGGATGGCGCTCCGAGCGCGTCAACGGCGCGGAAGTCTTGACGCAACTGCGCCTGCTCGAATGCATCACAGAATATGACGGCGATTTCGGGGAAAAAGTGATCGAGCAGGTTCGTGTGCTTTACCCAGGCAGATGGGAAACATGGCGCAAGAAAGAAGGTTCTAGCACTGAAGAATGGGTTTTGTACGCCGAAGGCGTGACGACGCTAAAGAAAATCCCGTATGTGCCAGTGTACGGCAATCGCACAGGTTACATGACTGCGAAGCCTCCATTGCTGGAAATGGCGCACCTCAACGTCAAACATTTTCAGGTGCAATCGGATCGGGATAACATCGTCCACATGGGATGTGTACCAATCCTGTTCGCCAAGATGTTAGGAGAGGCACCTATCACGGTCGGGGCAAGTTCCGCTATCAAGTCGGAAAGTCCCGACGCAGATTTAAAGTATGTTGAGCACGATGGCAAAGCAATATCAGCAGGGCGTGATCTGCTTCTGGATCTGGAAGACCAGATGCGTCAGGCCGGAGCAGAGCTACTGGTCATCAAGCCGGCGAACATCACAGAAGCACAGACTCAGGCTGACAATGAGCAGGGCCGTTGCGCACTGCAGCGCACTACCGAGGATTTGGAGGACGCTCTCGACCAGGCCATGCAGATTTTTGCGGAATGGGTAGGCGAGAAGACAGGTGGTCATGTCACTCTGCATAAAGACTTCGGCGTGGAGATGCTTGCATCGATATCTGCTGACATCCTGCAGAAGATGGGAGCAAGCGGCAACCTGTCGCAAGAAACCGTGTTCGAGGAACTGCAGCGCCGTAATATCGTCCGCCCTGAGTTGACATGGGAGCAAGAGAGGGAGCGGCTTGACGCCCAAGGTCCAGCCCTCGGCACGATGACCGGCAATACGAAACAGGGTAACGCAGCAGCATAGACAAGGAATCGAAATGGAAGACGGAACAGTGATTTTAGAATGCACTTTTGAGGATTGGGCCACAGGTTCTACTACTGATTGGCCGAAGTTGAAACTCCCTAATGACGCATGGCCAACGTTTTTTCTTTTTAATGGATGCAAAGCAATTCCCGTTTGGCCGAAAAAGGATGCTCCAGCTATTCAACTAAAGCAGGAGCAAGTCGAAGAGCCTGATGTGATGGATATTACCCGCAAGATGTTCAGATAATGCCTCTAACGGCAAACGAACGACTGGCGCATGAGTCGGTCGCGCATGCGATCAACCTAGACCGCTACAGCAATGGCGTAGTGCGTCGCATTATCGCCGTGCTGAACAAGGTAGATGCAGACCTGTTTGCGCAGATCTCGCAGGCGCTCGAGAGCGTGTCACCGGATAACTTTACGGTAGATCGGCTCGAGACGATGTTGCAGTCTGTCCGCTCGCTGAACAAGCAGGCGTACGAAAAGGTAGAGCAGGAACTCTCGAGCGAATTGCGCGACTTCGCTGACTACGAAACCGGATTTCAGCAGCAACTATTCGAGGATGTGCTGCCTGTCGAAGTGACCTATACCGCAGTGACAGCAGAGCAGGCATATACGGCGGCGATGAGTAGGCCGTTTCAGGGCAGGTTGCTGAAGGAGTGGGCGAGCAGCATCGAAGAGGACCGCATGGCGCGCATTCGTGACGCGATCCGCATCGCCTACGTCGAAGGCCAGTCGAACAGCGAGATTGTGCAGAGGATACGCGGCACTCGGGCGATGGGCTACGCAGACGGGATTATCGAGATCGACCGCAGACATGCGCAGGCAGTGGTGCAGACGGCGATCAGCCACATGGCAGGCGTGACGCGGGACAAGGTCTATGAGGCGAACGCAGATATTCTGAAATCTGTTATGTGGCTTTCTACGCTTGACAATAAGACATCTACGCAATGCAGGATCAGGGATCATCTTGAGTACACGACCAATGAACATAAGCCGATTGATCACAGCATCCCATGGCTTGCGGGACCGGGGCGCTTGCACTGGAACTGCCGCTCTACCTCGGTCCCTGTACTCAAGAGCTATAAAGAACTCGGCTTGGATCTGGAAGAGACTGACATTAAAACTAGGGCGAGTATGGACGGCCAAGTCCCTGCCGACATGACCTATGCGGACTGGATCAAGAAGCAGAGTGCCGCAAGGCAAGACGACATTCTTGGCGAGACTAGAGGCAAGTTGCTGCGCGATGGCGGGCTGGATCTCGAGAACTTCTACAGCAACAAGGGGAAGTGGCTGACGCTCGAGCAATTGCGCGCTCGAGATGCTGCCGCTTTTAGGAAAGCAGGCATAGAATAGTGAGCATGGCAAAGCTTAGAGTCATCACTAAATCGCAGCAGGCAGACACGCCTAAACAGCGTGTGCGTGATCGCGTCAAAGCGATGGATAAGCCTGAGCAGATAGCACAATGCCCCCGCTGCGGATGCCGCGAGGTCATAGAAACAAAGATTGGTGTCACGATAAGAAACGGCAAATCAGTCGGAGGAACCAAGCAGTTGATATGCGCTGCTTGTTATATGTTGGGATCACGGGTAGTCATCAGGTGATCATTCTCTAAATCAAATTCAAAAGCCCGACTAACCATCGGGCTTTTTCATTTCATATCCCATGAACCACATACCTTTTCAGTTAGTGCCAGAAGTTAAAGACGTACTGTCGAGAGAGACAGACAGGATCTTGTCAGAGTTGGATAGCCCCATCGTAACGGATGGATCTCATACCTATATCAGACACAATGCCATTGAGTTAGTCCCTGCTAACGGCAAGGCAG